CAGAACCCAACTTACCTGTACGAACCGTCTTAGCCATCAATTTGACAGGGAAGGAGGATAACTCTTCTCCCGCGATGAAAAGGCGTTTACAGATCTCCCCAGCCGGGCTGAGACTAGAACTGTGGACAACGGATTTAGATTGGTTTATCGTTACCCCGAGTATGTCCATGATGTGAAGATATTGTTTTGCAACGTCGGTGTTAGCTATTGTGATATCATCACCAAGTACAACATAGTCAGTAAAATTCAATACTCCTGCTAAGCCTGCAGCCAGTTTGACGATTACATGATGAGTTAGCGCTAACATTGGGAAGGATGACTTTGCTCCCATTGGCTGTCCAACCGAGTATTGGACAGTTCCGCCTGTAGGTAGATGATACTGACGGCCTACCAGAAGCTTCGCCCAAGAGATCGCAGCCTGGGTAGATCCTAGCGCGTCGGATAAAACACGAGTCTGGAACTCTAGTGGCAAGCGATCCGTAGCGGCAGTTAAATCAAAGGAGTAGACAGCCGTCTTCTTCGCAGTCCACGCTTTAACTTGAGCTGCGATACGGTCCTGATCAAAGGTACCATCCATCACCAGCGGACGAAGCGACCCGTTAATGGTGTTATGGAGTGGTGTCAAGAGCGCCTGCGTCCAGTAATCGAGAATAGCGACTGTTCGGATTTTCCCGCCCCATTCCTCAACTGCGTGTAAACGACCCAGCACCAGTAGAGAGTCATGGATCTCATGACCTCCTGGGATCTCAACAACAGCTAGAAGGTCAGAAACGATGTCCAAGCGTCCACTAAACTTGGCGAAGAGTATAAACTCCTTGAATAGTTCGGGATTCTGCATCCACGCTCGGGCATCGAGATTGGCCGTCCACATCGCCTTCCCATTTGGTCCTCCCTTATTACTCAAGTGATAAGTGGCCTGCCCAGCCTCCTTGAGGTATGCAGGCTTAAAGGTAGACTTCTCAATGCCTAATTCAGAGAGTGCTGTCGGAATGCCAGAAAGTAACTTAGACCAGTCCTTCGCCGTTGACTTGTCGGTAACAGTGCTGGTCTGCAAATCTCCACCAACCGCTATTACCCGGTGGATCGAGAGTAGAGCGAGCACAAGACGGTGATAACTAAGTGGTAGCGAACCCCCTCGCACATGCTCGGCATAAGTAGCAAAGAACGGTCGGAGGAACTCCGATGTATCCTCAGAGGCATGGAAGTCAGCGGCAGACTTGGTCTTTGAAGAAAGACCTCCTCTAGCGAAACTAACATACGTTAGGTAATCGGCCTTAAGGGTCTTGATGGTAGCGTTAGG